TAACTCAATCTTTGGTTTTTGAGTTGATGTTGATAACTGTTCCGTCTTGTTCATTTTGCTCCTTTTTATTTAGCAGGGTGGATATTTCCTGATTTAAATACTGATACGTTCGTATCTGTCCTAGCATATACTGATATTTTTCCATATTGTCAATACCACCAGATGCCATTGCTGATACTATATCATCGTGTCTCATTTTAATTATTCTTTTTATTTTATCTATAAAAGTTAGTTCATCCATTATTTATTTTTCCTTTTCTTTGTTTTTTAAAGAGCAGTTCTAGGCTCTCTAAAATCTTTAATTGCTTGTAGTTTTTCTTGAGCATCAGCAATTTTTTGAAATTGTTTATCTATTTCATCTATATGTTGCGGATGTTCCCCAATACCTACAGAATTTTCTAAATATATTTTTATTGTTGCGTCTGCTTCTGCTATTTGTGCGTCGTATCTAGCCTCAAGAGCGTCTAGTATTGCTGTTTTCATTTAACATTTCCATCTTCTACGTGCCTGTCTTAGTCTTGAATTAGGATCTTTTGCAGCCTTTGGAAATTTTTTCATTTGGCCTGCGCTTCTTGCACAGTACGACTTACGTCGATTTGCAGCTTTAGATCCTGGTTTAACTTTTCCAGTCACGGCTGTTTTTAATTTAGAACCGGGATTTTTTCTTCTATAGGCAGCGACACCGGCTCGTGTCATACCTGC